CGCTTTAAAGAAAACGGCTGTCTGACTTGGCATGTGCAAAAAAGAAATATACATCTTCTTATGGTTTGCATATGCGTCTGATGCCTTAATATAAGGACGATCTTCCGCATTAGGATCGTCTGTATACTTTTGTGAATTAAAAATTTCTACTTCTGTCTCGTCCGCCATTTGTTATCCTCCTTATGTGTTTAGTATGCCTGCTTCTACTACGCCTTCAAGCGCCGTCACTGCCTTGCGGCCCACCACATCTCCATCCATTTCGACATTGATGGTAATATTGTATTTGTCTGCTCCTGCTGCTGCGGCTGCTCCTCCAGCCGTGGCGCCTGTTGTCGCCGTCTCCAGGGTTGCTGCCGCTTTAATGGTACTAGCTATCGCAATTGCTTTCATTGCTGGAATCCGATCCATCGCATCGGCCACTCTTTCAATAGACGACGCTAGAGTCTCCATCTTCTTTGTTTCCAACGAGGCCATAGCCGTCGCAAATTGAGAGATGGCTTTCAACTTCTCTTCGTTGATCAGTCCTAATCCGAGGGCCACTCCTCCCAGTGAAAGTCCGAACGCTGCCATGCCTATGGAACCTGCGACGCCGATGGAGGCCCCGGCCCACATCAACAGGCCCAAAGCTACCATTTTTTCGAGATCGATGGCCTCAAACATAAGCGAAAATCCCGCTGCCATCAAACCAATGCCAACGGCTACGGCCGCGATACTCAAGGACATTACTGCTACTGGAGCGGCTATGGTGGCTAACGATGCTCCGAGCGCGGTGAGGCCTGGCGAGGCAAATTTGCCGGCTACGCCGACAGCCAGCAGGCCGGCCGCGAGAGCAAACATGTACAGAACCAGCTTAGAAGGAGATTCAATTAACATAGCAGCGCCAAGGAGCCCGAGCGCCACAACCATGAGCCACACCGAGGCGGCGGCCTTCTTGCCACTCTTACCAACAGCTGCGTTAGCAATAATTTGTAATCCTTGAGCTATTACTATACTCATCGTTAAGGCTCTGTAAGCTACATACAGGGGCAACAACACTTTTAATTCGGTTGCATATGTTGATAGTCCTCTTACTAAGGCTTGTAACAGTTCTGCGATGTCAACAAAAAATTCTACATTCTCAGCCAAAATGGCATTCCAAGCCTCTTCCATCGTCATGACGTCTTTAGCTCTTTTCTTCTGTTCGATTAAGCTTTCTGCACTTTGGTTGGTTGAGTCCGTCAGCATGTCCATATTGCCCGACAGCATGAGAGCCAAATCACCTACGTCGCCTAGGCCGAGAGACTCGGTATAAAATTGTTTCTGATAGTAAGACATAGTATCAAAGCTTAACCCAGAGTCTAAGATGGCATCTCGGATGTTTCCAAATCTGGCCGCCGGATCTGTTTCCATCATCATGTCCATCGCATTGACGAAGTTGCCGCCTAATGCCGCGTTGAGCTTTCCGGTCATTGTGGCCGCATCTTCAAAAGTGTCGAACTTGTTCGTTAATTGTAAAACCTTCTCCATCTCCATGCCAGTAATCTTGGCTATGCGTTGGAGATCGCCGAAGGCCTTGACGCCTTGATCACCAAATTTAGCAAGCGCGCTCGCCGACTGGGCGTAGGCTGCAGCAAACTCTCCTTGATCTCGACCTAGGGCGCGAGCCGTCGCGGCCAACTTGCTCTGGGTAGTGACTGCTTCTGCGGCACTCTGTCCAAATATTTTCATAGAATTTTGGATTCCCTTCGCATAATCATCGATACCAACCCCCAGCTGAGTTGCTACGGCCGCATTTTCAAGGAGCATATCTCTCTGTCCTTTGGCCATTAAAGTATAATCCGTTACTCCTTTGACCAACGCTCCTTGAGCTTTTGTAGCCTCTTCCAGACTTACTCCGTATTCGTTGAGTTCTTTATATGATGTCCGAATACTATCAGTATACTCCTCATTCAATTGAAATTGTTTTTCAAATTCTTTGGTGAGCTTATCATATTCGAAAACCAGATCTTTGGCTTGTCCCCATAATTTGCTCAGCAGAGCATCCCCTTTTGCTAACAATTTATTGTGTAACAGCTGTCCGGCGGCGCCTTGATCTACGGCCGCGGCCCAATAGCTTGTCTGCTCTAATAATTTCGCCTCTAAGCCAACAGCCGCGTGTTTATCGGTCTCTATTTTTGCATAAGCTGCAGCGTTCGCGTTGATTATTTTTGAGCGCTTCTTAAGATCCTCGTACGCATCGCGCTCTTTATCAGTCAGCGTTTCGCCCATCTCGATGAGACGTTGGTATGCGGCCAATTTTTGTTTCTCAAACTCCGCGGCCTGGCGCCTCAGTGCCATATGCATCTGGTCTTGTGCATAGCCTTCTTCTTGTAAATCGATACGCTCCTTCAGCTTCTTTACGTATTTTTCTTGTAGTCCTAATTGTGTTCTAACAAAGTCAGTTGATTGTTGTAACTTTTCACTTCCTGCCTCTAGGAGTCGCAAGCGCTCGGCGTCAACTTTGTTTAATTCCTTTCCGGCCTGTTTGTATTCTTCTTGAAGTCTTAAAAGTTCTTTCGCTTCGGCTAGCTGTTGCTCGTGAGTTAGTTCCTCTATTCTAGTCTTTTCGGCCATTACAGATACTCTCCTAGGGGGCTATCAATAATTAGTTGACTATGAAAAAAGACAGGGCTATTGACTGCCCTGACTATTTCTCCCCATCATTTGTGGAGGAAGTGCTGGTTGGTTGTGGGAGCTAAGGGTTTGGGAACTACTTCCCGACCCCTTCGATGCCTTCTCCATGGCTTCATTTTCTTTTTCAACTTGCGTTACAAGCCTCTTCACAAACCAATTTCGTAGACCTAGAGGTAAGTTATAAGATTCCACCAACGACCAGCCGCCCACGTATTTTAAAAAGAAGAACTGCTCATACACGTTCTCCATGTATTCATCGGTCAGGCCAAAAAAAGTCCGCGGTAAGCGGAACCTCCATCTCTTGCTCATGATCACATTCGTTACACACAAAGTTCTGAGTAAGATCCACATTAGGGGTTGCTAATTTATACATTAAGCGCAGGTGGCGCGCGTCAAACGAAGGCATATTATCGACAACATAATTAATAGTGCCGCTCTCCGTATCTCCGTTAACGGCCACTACAATTTGCTTAAGGTGTCGTGTGATCGTGTTTTCTTCTCGCCTTTTCTTGCGAGCATTTTCTAGCTGCTCCAACAAATTTCGTTCATCAAAGCCGTTAAGTAAACGAAATCCTACTTCTATTCTCGTAGAAGGGAGCATCGTTAGATAGGTCCCGTCCTCTTGCTGAGTTGCATCATGCTCTCGCAAGCCTTCTCCATTATAAACGAGGGCATTATTTAAATCGAATTCATAGTCCTGTGGCGCTGCACAAGCTGGGCAAGTTACTTTAGTTTGATACATGGGTCCGTAACCAGAAACCCTCGCTGCCACCAAGATTGCATTGCGATCACCCACTAATAAAGTATTAGGATCAATGCTTTTATCTACAATAATACTTTTAATCAAACGATCCAAAGCAATTCCCTTTTTAAGAAGTGCTCTCGATGTTAATAAGTCCTCTTCTTTGGCCGTCATCTGCTTGACTTCGATGGTTGACTCTCCGTGAAGGGGATGCCCTTCTGGATAGTGTTTCCCTTGAGAAGGCAATTCCACAAACTCTGTGGGGACTACAAATGCGAAACCCCCACCTTCGTTCTGCAACACCTGTGGCGGTGGACTTGCGTCGGGCTGCTTAGCGCTTCCAACGCGGTCTCTATTTCTTGACAATATACACCTCTGTTTTTATTTAGACACTAAAGAATTCGGAGCCACCATCGCCGGCGACAAGAACGGAACCATCAGTGTTGAATGTTTGTATTCTAGCCCAGTCGTACTTAACTGTCAAGGACATTTCTGTTAAATCGTCTGTCCCGTAGGCCAAATCACCATATTTCACCTCGGTGATAAAAGAGTTCCACAACGTCCACTTCTCTAATTCCTGTCCGTTTGAATCAATCTGAGTAACAATCACAGTTCCCAGTGCACCTGCGGCCTTCGCCTTTGAAATGGTGCCCATGCTATCGGTCGTAGCGTCAGTGGGAGGAGAGTAACCCGACTGCACGAGAATATCGGACAACGTAGCGGCCATGTCGGGATCAACTGGATCAACCAACGTCACCGACATATCCTGCCACGTCACAGAGCCGGGGTAAAAGAACGTATGGTTCAAATACTTATGCTCAACGGACGCAACTTGAAAGCTCGGCTTACTAACAGACTTTGCATACCAAAGCGTAGCGCCACCCTGGGGTGCGTTAATGCCCTGAAACTCGACATAAAATCTAAATTGTCTCTTGGGATCTTTTAAAGTGGTATCTTCACCGAAATTTGTTGACCAGAATGGCATATGTTAAAACTCCTATAATCTATTTTTAAGTAGTGTCGTAAGGGAAAAAGCCCCCACATCTTTAATCATCGAACGAAGCTCCGGTAGACATGATAACAAAGTCGATAGCAATGTATTCAATTGCACGAGCTGGTTTAATCATAATCTTGGCATACAAAATGTTCTGATCGATTAAGTCCGGCGTGGTGGTCGATTCATCGAGAATTAATCGATAATCAGTGATACCATACTGGGTCTTAACGTTAGCCAGGAAGGGCTCGACCAAAGAGATGAACCGATTCCAAGTGGCCTGTACATTTTGCTCAAAGAGAATCTGCGTCGAAAGAACAGAAATCTGCTTCTTCAAGTAAATCACAAGACGGCGCACATTAATGCGGTCGAGTGCAGACTGCCTCTCTTGCAGCGTCTTCTGGCCAAAGACCAC